TAGGCGAACCTGTGCCAGTGACAGCACCGTGGTTGCCACGGTTCGAGTTGTCCCGAATGGTCGTGCCCGAGGCTTGATCGAACGTCATCCACAACACTAAGTTGTCGTAAAACGTCTCGAAGAATGGTCCTGTGGCACCCGTGGCCCCGGTTGGACCAGTGGCACCTGTCGGACCAGTGGCACCTGTCGGACCAGTGGCACCCGTCGCACCCGTGGCTCCCTTTTGAGCCATGAGTTCCCAGAAGTCAGTGTCGGTCGGTAGATTGCCGAGCGATGTCGCGATGCAAATGTATGACGAGCCTTCATAGAAGACCACGTCCATTGGTTGATACGTGACGATACCGCTGTAGTCGCCTTGCCAAACAAATGAGTCGCCTTGCGGTCCCGTGGCACCAGTCGGACCAGTGGCACCAGTCGGACCAGTGGCCCCTGTGACACCAATCGGCCCCGTGGCACCTGTCGCGCCGTTGCTTCCGGTAGCGCCCTTCTGCGCCATCAACTCCCAGAAGCCGGTGTCGGTTGGGAGATTACCGGTTGTCGGCGTAATCGCGATATACGACGAACCAAGATACTCGACGACATCGTTTACGTCGTAAGCAGTCCCGTTGTCGTATGCACCACGCCAAATGAATGAGATGCCGTCGTCGCCAGAAACACCAGTAGCCCCTGTCGCGCCAGTGGCCCCTGTCGCGCCAGTGGCCCCTGTCGCGCCAGTGGCCCCTGTCGGGCCAGTAGCGCCCGTGGCACCTTGATCGCCCTTCTGGGCCATCAACTCCCAGTAATCAGTATCCGTAGGAAGATGAGCCAGGGATGTAGCGATAGCGACGTAAGACGATCCAAGATAATGGACCACGTCGTTCGCCGCGTATGTCGTATCATTGTCGTAATCGCCGCGCCAAACGAATGCCGTGCCGCTGGCACCTGTCGCGCCCGTTGGACCTGTGGCACCTGTCGCGCCCGTTGGACCTGTGGCACCTGTCGGGCCAGTGGCACCCGTTGCACCTTGCAGTGCGATGATGTCCCAGAAGTCGGTATCAGTCGGTAGGTTGCCGGTGCTCGGCGTGACGTTGATGTAGATGTACGATGAGCCTTGATAGCTCACCGCATCATTCACTGAGTATTCTGTGTCTGAGTCAAACGGACCCATCCAATTGATTAGACCGGGTCCGGTGGGTCCAGTAGGACCAACACCACCACCACCGTCGCCAGTGGTTCCACCGATGTAATCAAACTTGCTCATAGTGAAATCCAGGCAACGCGCTGTGAAACACCTGTCGAGATGATCCACAACTTCGATGGGTCGTCGATTGGAACGTGAATCGCATTCCCAGGTGGGATGGCGATGCCGTTTTCCGGCGTGACTGAGTCACCACCGATCCAAACCGGATGAGTGTTGACCGGTTGTCCGGCTACAACCTGTTCGGCGTTAGAGCCAGGACATCGAACAAGAATGCCGCGATATACTTTGAAACTGATTGGTTTGTTGTCGCCGTCGAGGCCCAACAATCGGACGCGCGACATCCCGACGAGGGTAACTCCATGACGGAGTTTATCCGCCTCCGTTGTTTCGTGTGTTAGTTCCACGGTCCACCTTCCGCCTCAGCCGCTTCTGTGATTTGAGAACAATCTTTCGTGCGCCCGGATCAACTCGACCGTTGTTCGACATCGGTTCGATGAATGCTTCGACCATGTCCTCACTAACATCAGGTGGCAGATCGACAGTCGGGCACGAGATCGAATCGTCGAACTGGCCAATCCATTCCCACCCACCCGGCACCCGAACCGTTAAGCAGTAGGCTGAATGACTCGGGTCGTGTGGGATGGTGAATTTCATGGGTAGTTCGCGATCCAACTGTAGGCGAGACCGGCATCACTACCTATCACCGCGACCATGTTAGTGTTCTCGACATAGATCGGCGGCGTCTGTTCACCGGCGGCCAGAACAAAGCCATCGGCGGCATGTCCCGTGGGACCGACAGTGATCGTCTCGCTGCCGATGGCCGCAGAGGCACGCACAACGATGTGCTTCCGCACCTGAAGACCAACCTCATTCAAGGGTTGCTCAGAGGCGTCAACCGTACCGTTGCCAGCGAAAAACCGGTCAACGGCCTCTTTTCCAATTTCAACTACACCGGCCATCATTCACTCCCAGACACTCGCGAACCGGCGGCATTACCGCGCTTCGCTTTGCCTTGTTTTTCTTTGGAGCCGGCCTTGGGGTCCGCTGACATCGCGGGTACACCCCGCGCAGCCGGATCGTTCACGCCCTGGGCATCGGCGATTTCTTTAGCACGCTGAACTTGCTCCTCTTGAGCTTTCTTTGCGACACCTTCCGCGAAACCGAGCGCCGAAGCGGCCGTTTCCGCGTCACAGATAAAGGCTTCGACAGCCGCGATGATTGTGTCGGGGTCGCTCGTGAGATATGGCGACTTCTCAATTTCCTTGTGGATCGCGTCGATGCGTTCGACGTTCACCCGTCCACTCAAAAGAGTGGATATGATGAGTTTGAAGACTTCGATCTTGCCTTCGCGCGTTGGCACGGAGAAGATCAGCTTCGCGAGCTTGCTCGCCTCATCAATCCGGTCGCCATCCGACTTTAACGAATAACGATCCGGGTATTTGATTGTCATTACCAGTCGTTTCGACGGCTCACGATTTTCGTAAGACGACGCATGACTGAAGATGTTTCGTTCGGCTTGTTCGAGCACTGACCCAATGAAGGACAATCCAGCTTCAAGGCCCTGGTTGTCCAACGACTTAGACTCCGCTGATTCGCGGGTCGCCATCGTTTGCACAGCCAAGTTCACAGCTTTGCGAACATCGGCTTCGAGCTTATCCTGAAACTCAAGCGATGCCTTCAATGGCTCGGCCGAGGGACTGATGAACGACGGAGCGTTCAAATCCTTGGCGTAAGCTCGACCGTGCATCGAACCGACAGCGATTGCGTTGTCCGCAGCAGCTTGGCCACCCGCCGTTGCGGTGCCATCTTCATTCGCGGACTGCTTCAAGTGGCTGCCGGCACCGCGAGTGTCGCGTTGCTCGACATAAAACGGAAAATTGCTTTGCAAGTCGTACCAAACGGCGCGCGACAGCATGTTCATGAGCGTAATCTGGTATTCCGACGCATCCCGCAGGAGGCTGTCACCCAGATCAGCCATGACAAATGGAATGCGAGTCAGTTCCAGTGTGACTGGTCCTGCCGCGTTTCCGTTCCGATCTACTTCCTTGCCATCCTTGTCGTAGAACTGATGACGAACCAGACCACCTTCCATCCAGATCAGTCGGAATCGTTTGAACTCCCGTTGAGGGAGACGAGTCCGCTGGTCATATTGCATTGCCGTGTCACGGAGCAGCAACGATTGGAAATCAGAAGGATTATCCGGGTCGCTCTGCGACCACGAGAGAATGTCTTCTACTTGATAGCTGGTCAAGTAAGGTGTGATATTCTGCGTAGTCGCCAGTGTCGCTCCAACAACCGGCGAATTGTCCACGTAAATCCCACACCGGCCCATGACCAACAGTTCCTCAAGGACCTTCAGTCCAAGGAACGAGTTCATCGTGCTGCCGTGGCGATCCACACCACCGTTCATGCCATTGATGGCCTTCCGCCATGCCTCGCTGCCACCAACTCGCGAAATATCCGGCATTCTTTGAAAAATCGAGTTGCGAATATCCGTGATTGCGCTCTTGGCGACTGGTGGGATCGGCGACAGCTTCTTACGAAGCGCGAAGTCGGCCGCATCTTCGCGGGTGTTGAATTGATACAGGTATTTGTGCCTGAAATCTTCACCACCGCGAAAAGTCAGACGCCACTTCTGCCAATCGTTGAACTGATTCCAGTAGCCTGGGAATCGAGAATCAACGATTGTTGCAGCGCTTTGTGTTGGTTTCTTTTGTGCCATCATGCCACCTGTACCATTTGGGCTTTGCGTATGTAGTCAGCCGCCGTCTCAAGACGACGGGGATCATCATCCATGAATCCCAACACAGAATTACACCGTTGGCAAAGAAACCCGCGAAATTGCCCCGTTGAATGATCGTGGTCAAGGTACATATTCTTGTCCGCAACTTGTGTTTCACAGATGGCACAGGAGTCTTGATACCGAGCCAGAATGTCATCAACCGGCGTCAGACAGGGCAAATGGCCGCCTTGCTTAGCTTCCTTTCGTGAAGCGCTCAGCCGTACTGACAAACGATACCGGCGATCTTGGGCATACCGCTTACGATGGTAATTGCGATGATACGCAGGATTTTCCTTATTTCGCCTGCGGCTCCGATCGCGCTCTAATTCCGCAGCCTCCGGCTTCAGCCATCGCATAACAGTGGACTGGCCTAATTCAAACTGAACCGCCAACTGCCGGTAGGATGCGCCGACCTTTCTAGCTTGTTGCAGCAAAGGCAACAATTTCGACTTTTCTGACTCACTGTATTTCTTCATAACAGTTTGCCAATGTCGATATTGCCTTGATTGAACCCGATTAACGGCAACGCGATTTCGCTGTAGCAACGCGCATGTGCCCAATGGTCCGGGCCTGTTTCGATGTACTTTAATTCAGGATTGCCGAACTCATCGCGTTCGTATGTTGATGTAAGCGCCATCTGATGGTTGCAGAATTCAGCAGATACATCTTTTGGCAAAATAATCCGCGATGGGTCTCGTTTGAAACGGCCGAGAGATGCACTCAACCAGTTAGACCGGTCGGCGTGAACCATCGGCGCTCCATTGTCAGCCTCCTGAATAGACAATTCCTTTGCTGACACACCTTTTCGGTAGCGACACAGGTAGACAAAGTCACCATGAGCATTGAAGCGGCGCGCAAATCGTCGGGCTTCATTAGGTCCAGGGTCAGCATCCAGCACGCAGCAGAGAACTTGCCACTCCCTCATCAACCATCAGCCATCCGGTCAAAATCATCTTCGAGAAACTTGCACTCGTAGAGGACCTTACATTGAGCGGCGACATTAACATCCAGACTCCACCGGTCAAAAAACCATTCCTCCACAACCGCATAGTTCCATTTCCCCCTGTCGATACCTAATGTGATGATTCGACCGCTATTTGAGGGTCGTTGGTCATTCTTCGAGTGGTCCCCAATCGCTCGGTCAATCATGCCCTGATCTACCCTGGCACCAGTGCCAATGAATGGCAGACCGAGCTTCGAGTTGTGGAACTCTTTGTTGGCGAGTTCGTCACCGATGCCACGATGGTGGGCGACAACAAGTTCGCCCGGCGTCACCGTGAATGAATACAACTGCGAGACGTGCGAGCTTCGCACTTCCGGGTTGCCGTTCTCATTCTGCGGGATAAACAATCCCGTCTTGAGAAACTCCGGCTTCTCGCGATGATCTATCTTACCCTTGCACTCTTTGCACTTCAGAAAGCTATCCGCACACCGGGCATCTGTGACGTGCTCACCGATGATCTCGACGCACTCGGGCCACACGAAGAACGTCTGACGACTGCAACATGGGCATTTGAAAATGAACTCTTCCTGCGTGCCCTGCATGAACAACTTGTGGATGCCAAAGTCCGGGATTGTCGGCGTGCTAAGGCCGCGAACCATCTTCTTGATCTGGCCAGACAGACGCTCCAAGGCAAGCCAAATCTGTTCCTGTGCCATCCTATCGACTTCGTCGAGAATCAAGCAGCTAACAGGAATCGAGACTAGGTTGCCCTTACCACCGGCACCGCGAATGTAAAGCGTGCGGCTCCCGGCTTGCTTCAGGTTCACAGAGTCGGTGTCAGTGAAGAGTGCCTTCAGGTACGCACTCAATTGGAGGGCACCACCGAAACGGGCCTTGCTAAAGTCCGAGGCCGTGGTGCCTGTCGGCAGAACGTAGAGCACGTCCTTCCGCAGCTTGTCGATCATGTAGAGGGCGATGTTGATCGCCCACTCAGTCAGACCAAGCTGAGCACCCTTCATGACCCAGTGATAGGGTGCCTCGGAGTTGTGCATCTCCATGACCCACGGATGCAACCGCGCCGAGTATTTTCCAATCTCGTTTGTTTCGATGTCGTGGATCAGCCGGCGAAGAGTGGCCCAACGATAACAGGACGTAGCCTGTTTGTCGTCAAAGGCATCCGACGCCGCTATCAGGATACGTGAGTCGAGTTGAATCATCGGCTACATATCATGTGTAAGCAGACCGCTTAGAAGTTCGGGTTCGCTGTTGAGGGTTTACGGCCATTGGCTGGCGGCAACTTATTCCTTTGCGTTCATCCCGAGCGGTCTTAGTGATTTGTTACCTACTCAAAAATTCCCGGACTTCGGCGGGCGAATCAGCCCCTTCGGCTCGGAATACTTCCTTACCATCAACGACAACAACCAAAGTCGGAACTCCGGTGATGGAATACTTCTTGGCGAGTTCACGGTCTCCGTTGGCATTGACACGTTGGACCGTTGTGATGTCTTCCAATGACTTGATGCCTGGCTCTGCGACCCAGCAGAAGGGACAGTAGAAGGCAGTGAATGCGTAGACTACTGTTTCTGTCTCGGCTTGAAATGCAGCGGGCCTCGGTTGAACCGGCGGCTGACTTTGCCAGTTATCAAATACAACTGCGCCAATGACGAGTAGTGCCAAACTCGCAAAGGCAAGAAAAGTTTTCATGGTCCCCTCTTATTTGTGTTTGCGATTTGCCTTCTTCGCGTGCGCTGGCAACTTTGCGCCTTTCGGTGTTTCAGCCTGGAACTTCTTTGCGAGTTCCGGCTTATTAGCGTACATCCACGCCCGCTGAGCTTTTGATCTGAACGGCATCTTGTTCCTCATCTAGCACGGCAGTCGCAACCGCTTCGCCGACATCTGGGCCGAAAGTCTTTGTGACCTTCTTCAGCCACCAACATGTTCGTTCGTAGCAGCCTGGCGGCACGCCTTCCTTGTCCACAAACTGGGTCCACTGTTCTTCAGTGACGCCCGCAGACGTGGCCGCTTGATGCGCTTGGGCCATCTTGCTACTCGATTGAACGGAAACATCGTGACGACTCCGTTGAGTCGTCACGACGCGAATTAGATTGTCCAGTCGATCTCGAAGTTGGACGAGAGATTCGAGAGGATCGCCCGGCATTTGCTGCTGGGCGTACCCTTCAATCATTGAGATGCAAGTGCCTGTCCCGAAGAGAACATGTTTCCACAGTCTCATCCCCTGCTGCTCCGTCACGCTGAGTTGCTGTGACGGCTCCGCTTTGGGCCGCTCCCGTTCGGGAGGCTTTGGGCACGTTCGACACTTTACCTTTAGATTTTTGTACCGAACGCTCATCGTGCTTCCTCAACCAGTCGGCCAGACTCCACGCACTCTGCGTTCGATACTCTTCCTTGCCGTTGATGAGCACCACATAGGTGGGCACGCTATGAATGTTGTATTCCTTCGCCCGGTCCACATCCTCATCGACATTGACACGGACAACATCGTAGCCATCGTTTTCGATGAGCCGAATCTTCGGCGCTTGCAGTTTGCACGGGCCACACCACGTCGCGTAGAAGTCGATGATCTGAAGAGTTTCCGTCACCGGCTCGGCCTTTGCGGGCCGAGTCTCGGGAGGATAGTTGTCAGGAACGAGATCGCATCCTGCGATCATTACGAGTA